CGGGTTTTCACATCCAATCATTCATCAATCGACACAACACACATTATCAATGATAAAACCAAATTATTGTAAAATTGAAGATGAAGTTTTAACTGAACCGGTGTCAAATATTGTTAGTACAAAAGCTGTTGTTCATTCTATAACAAGAGAAATGGTCGAAAGACCACTGAGTAACAATTATCGGAAAAAATATATAAAGAAAGTAACTGCTTATTATAAAGATATTTTATCACCAGAGGAAAAACAAGACTGTATTGATAACGTTATTAATAATTTAAAAAAATATGTCTTATCATCAGAATCAAGATTTTACAAGACTAAAACAAGACAAAAAGTTTGGGAAACTTTAATTGAAACTCTAGAAAGATTTCCACATTGTGAAACTGTTAATAAATTATCATTGGAATTATTAAAAGAACAAAGAGCCCATGTTGAAGCTGACATTTGTATTAAAAGTCAATATGGTGCAAAAAGAGAATTTTATGTTGTAAATATTGGTGCGAAATTATTAGCTAGACAAGTGGAAAAAACTTTTGAAGCTCTCTCAAAGATAACCCCTGAAGAAGCAATATCTATACCTGGTGATAATAAGTTAGTGGCAATTCAAAGGATGTTAGATGATTCTATTCAATTAGCTAGAAATGGTGGTTATAAAATCATGTATGTTAATGGTGATTGTACAAAATGGAGTGCAGCTGAAACAATGGGTAGTTTTATTGCGATGACAACAGCATTTAAAGGTAAATTTAGTGATAAATTTTGTTCTCTATTAGAATTAACTTTTTCAGCGTGGGCATCAAAGGAAATAAATATTCCAATAAACATTTACAATAAAACCTTTGTTACTACGAATAAAACATCCTATTTACAGGATTTAATTAATAAAAAACAGAAAGGCATTAAAAGTACACACAATTTTCTACAGGGAATGTTTAATTATGCCTCATCTTTTAAAAGTGTTTGTTGTACAAATTACACATATTATTTATGGCAAAAGATGTATCCTGAAACTGATATCAAAATAAATCACATGGAACATTCAGATGATTATGTTATGATAATCTTATATAAAAACGAGGAAGAATTTTTAAAATTTAGATCTTTTTACAAAATGATGATGAGATTACATGGTTTTAATGATAGTGAGAGGAAAACAAGTTGTCAAACATTATTTTTGGAATTTGTTTCATTAATGTCTTTTAATGGTGAAATGTTATATCCACAAATCAAAAAAGCAAAAGAAATTAATTTAAATTTACCATGTCTTGGCTATCAAACAGATGTTGAGGCTGTTTTATCAAGGGTTGGAGAATGTGTGAGAGTTGGGTGTAATCTATCATATTCTTATATATTTGGGAAACTACACACTTATTGTTTAGCAGAAGCTTATTCTTTATTACCAGGAATGGTCAATCATTTTTATAAAAATTTTGAAGACATGTTCGAGTATCCTATAGAGTTATATGGAATTCCAGATCAATATCCTCTGTTTTCACTTTTATGTAAAGGAAACATTAATAATTATCGCTTATATAAGTATAATAATGAAAATGCAAAAAAATTTTTACATGGTTTATATGCGTTAAATAATAAGATTCCAAATGAAGTTGATATTTGTACTGAGACTCAACCAGAGTTTAATAAATGTTTTTACACCCCTAGGTACTTATATGATATGGAGAATAACCAAATTAAATTTATAAGAAAAAAACTTGGAATGACCACGGATGATTTAATTGAATATTGGAAAAAATATGTTATATTCAGGTTTGTGAAACCAACCAAAGTGGAATACTTGGTACCATGGATGAAGGCAATGTTTTTTAATAGACTATTTTCTGAGGCATACACTGCGGTGTCAAGAACTAAGATGACCCTAAGAATTTCAAGATATGTCAAGTCAAAATCATTAGCCTTATCATTAGATGATGAATTATTGATGAGTGAAGATCAATTAAAAAATGATAAGATCAAATTAAAACTGTACACAATGAAAGAAGCACATGAAAAAATGCTAGAAGAATTATATAAAATTGAAGTTGATGATATAAAGGAAAATGATGTTTACCAAATTTTAGTTAAGTGTGATGCTAGCGTTTCAGCCATTTATTCTTATTTAGAAACAGTCAACATTGTCTTCGATGAATCAATCATAGAAAAGTTAAAATTATGTGCCAATAAAACACCACATAAACTAACATGGTTCCATATTGAAAATAATGTTAGCGTTATTATGCAGAAATTGTTCTCAGAGGAAATATTCCAAATAGAGAATAGAAATTATATTTCTGATGCTTCACTTGAAAGAGATATAAAAACAGTGAAAAGAGAATTATTAACCAAAAAACCAGATGAAATGAGCATTATGGAGGTTCAATTTTTATTTAACCAATTATCCATGTGTCAACAAAAACCTATTGTTATGTTAGGATATGGAAACACTGTCAATTCACTAGAAGAGTTTTTAAAAGTTTTTTTAGAAAACGGTATATTTTTAGATAATGCTTGTTTCATAAATACTGCTGGTGTAACAAAAATCGTTAATCCTTATACATCAAACACTTATTATTACAAAGATAAGAAAGCAACGAAAAACCTTCTATTACAAAATCTTGAAAACATGGTACTTTTATACGTTTACCTTAAAATTAATAGAAAATATGAAACTGAAAAAATTATTGATATTTTTAATCAACTAAAATTTTTAATTAACCCAGAAACACAAGAAACAATGTATTATCATGAAGTTTTAAGGAAATTTAATCAAGAAAGCAAAGAAAGTTTGAGTTTAAGTATAACAGAGTTGAAATTAGCTGCCTATTTACAAAAAGTTTTATTAAATGATTCAGACCTTTTAATTGATTTGACAAATTCAGTTTATAATTATGGATATAAATATTATAAACAAGCAGAAAAAAAAGGAAGAATTTACATTGGTGAAACGGAATGCGCTTTCAATTACTTAAATCAAAAATTTTACTTTTACCAAAATAATATGGAATATCCAATCTTATTGACTTTGACAAAAAATAAACAAATAAACTCTGCAGCTTATCTTGTTGCTCTAAGATTAGGAAATCATATTAGTGAAAAAGAATTTGAATTACAAAAATATGATCATACATTAAATAAATATAGAAAATGTGGTTCTCAATTTAAGGATTATTATTTCATAAATAAAAAGAGAAAAAATTTACAACACATACTTGGTGAGGATTGGGTAAAATATTCAGAAAAAACAGAAGAATGTTTATACGCACCAATTATAAAAACAAATGGATATATGCCTTTATCAGAAAAAACATTTTCTGTTTCAACTAAATATATTCCTTTAGTTAATGAAGATTATATGGTTGTGTCACTTGGTAGAATGAAATTATATACATTACCATTTTGGGAATGTAATCAGTATGATACCATCAAAATGTGTTGTGATGTTTTAATAGATGGGGTTTTTTTAAGTGATATTTTAAAACATAAAATGATTATAAGATCGTTTAAAGGCTCAAAAATTAGAATAAAAAAATTGAAAAAGTATAATCTAGACCATAATAAATTTTATGAAATACTAAAACCATTTTTACCTATGATCCCATTCAAAATTGATTTGAAATATAGGGATCTTGAGATTTTCGAAAATACTGATGAATACTTAGAAAGAAAAAGGAAGGAAAAAGAAATAGAAGAAAAAAACAGGTCATTCATGGGTACCATGGATTTTAGCAGTTTTGGGTTTAATTTTAATTATAGTAGTGATGAGGAAAGAAAGTCTGAAACAACTGAACTACAAAATGAAATTGATATCACTGATAATGAGTGGGAATTTGGTGGTTTTGAAGAACCAGATACAATAATGAATTTTGATGAATATGATATGTCTAGTTTATTTAATAATTTCAATTTTCCAGATGTTTTAGAACAAAAAGATGAATTACTAACATTAGATGAAGAAAAAATATTTTTTGAGTCAGATGATGAAGATGATACTAACACTAAGAGTAATAATGATTTTCTTGATGTTTCATATGGAATTGATTTTAGTCAAATTAAATTTTATAAACCAGAACCTGTGATTAAAAATGTTAGATTACATGGGATGGTTGAAATAATGAGGAAAATACCACCATTTTATTGTCACAAAATTAATTTAAATTACAAAAATTTAAAAAATCATATTTTATTAACCACAGAGCAATTTATCAATAGTGTCACAAAAATAATTAATAAATTAGGAATATCTCAAAATGATGATATAAAAAATATGTATTTATATGAATTATATTATTTGTTAACAAACTCATCAATAAAGGAGGAAGACCCAATAACAACATTATACCATTATGAAATTGAAGATAAGAATGTGAAAATTTATTATCACTATGTTTTATCAAAAAGTTCAGAAAAATATCCATTAATCAAGGGTAAATATGTAGAAAAAGAAATCGATGATGAAAATTCACTTTTTTATTTACCGATAGATAAAGGTAAATTAGACCAATTAGGTAATAAAAAAAGAACTTATAAATTCCCAAGGAAATTAACCTTTAAAGGAGTGAATAAGAGAATCACCATTAACCTCGATGATTTTTTATAAAACATAATAACATAAGAAAATGAAAATGAAAATAAATAGTAGTGTGCTAATCCATACGAAGAAAAAGTGATAAAATCATAATAATTAATTTAAAAATTAATGAAT